TAGAATAGGCGGAAGAGCAAACTTATCAATCAAGAGGTCTTAAATGTACGGCTACGATTACCCAGCAGCAATAATCATTACTAATACTGCTACACATACAGGCAGATTTGGTAAGGTTCACGCTTTAAAAGATTCAGAAGCTACTTTTGTTGCTGAGAACATTACAGAAAATGGATCTGCAACAATTAATGGTATTGAAATGAAAGCTTCGACTGAAGTTTGTGGTGTGATTACAAGTATTACGCTTGCTAGTGGTCAAGTTATAGCTTATAGATTATGAGTCTTGCAAACGCACTTAAGAAAGCGGCTAGTGCTTCATTAAAAAAGCTGGGCGGTGATGTAACTATCAGGCAAGTGACAGCTGGAAGTTATAACACAACAACAGGAGCTATAAGTGAATCAACATCTGACACAACTATCAAAGGTGCATTAAGTAATGTTTCCAAGAATCAGGTGAACGATTTAATCGAATCTCAGGATAAGTTACTGACAATATCTGCTGGTGATCTTACATTTGCACCCACTACAAAAGATAGAGTTGTTATTAGCAGCGTAGAATTTAAAATTATTCAAGTTATAACGAATGAACAAAATAATACACCAATTAGTTTTGATTTGATCTTAAGGTAAAAATGACAAGAAAAATATCAATCACAGAAATCCCAGATGTCATGGAGGATGCAATAGTATTTCTTGTACAGGCAACAACTTTAGAATGGACATCAAGAGTAAAAAAGGCTACACCAGTTGATACTGGAAGACTACGAAACTCATGGCAGACAGAAATCAAACCAACTAGCGGAACCATAATCAATAACCTACCTTATGCAGAGCCAGTTTGTTATGGTGAAAACCTACCACCATCATGGCAAGGTCAATATAGAACTAAACAAAAAACTGTTGCTGGATTTCCAGAGCTTATTGGAAAAGAATTACAAAAATGGGCTTTAGATGAATATGAAAAAATTAAACGGAGATTATAGTGGCTGCAATAGATTTAAATACAGTCAGATCCACAATAGAGGCTAGGTTAGCCACAGAGCTTGCTTCAAGTCCAGCAATTTCTGTTGTATTCAATAATATGGCATTTGATAGTACAACGGAAGATACTTTTGTCCAGTGCATAACAAGTTTTGGCAATAATTCATATTTAACTCAGGGAGGATCAAGTGATTCTGATAATCAAATAGACGGCCTCATTTTGTTAAACGTATTTACAGAAGAAGGTATTGGGGCAGGGGCTAACTTTACAATTTGCAAAAGACTTAGAGACTTATACAATAGAATTACAGTATCAAGTGTTATTTTTGATGCACCTATTGGCCCTGAAATACTAAATTCAAGTCCAGAAGGTAAATTTCAAACCCAAATCAGAATAACATTCACAATTTATGAGGATCTTTAATCATGCCAAAGCTTGAGATTACAGAAGAAATGCTTGACGCTATAGAAGCTGTAAAAGGTGTTAGAGATCCACAGTATTGGGATCCTAATTGTAAGAGATATATGCAGAGTCAACAAAAAACCAAAAAAGATGTAAAAACTTCCGAAAAGAGTTAATATATTTGTAAATCTTTCTTTTTTTTGTCATGGCAGCTATTAGAGGTGATGTAGGCAAGATTATGTTTCATAATGCGGCTGGTACTGAAGCCGATATTGCTGGAACAAGATCATGGTCATTATCAGTTTCAAAAGATACTTTAGAAACTACAGTTCAAGGAAATACATCTAAGACATTTATTGGTGGTCTTATTTCTGGCGAAGGTTCAGCAGAATTAATTTATGACAATGCTGGTAACGCTGATTATTTATCATTTGTTGAAGATATATTAACAACTGGTGATGCTGGTGACGCATTGTTTGAATTATTCCCAGATAGCAGTGCAAGTTCTAAAAAGTTAGCATTTTCTGGAATCATTACAAGTGCTGAATATGGAGCAACACTTGGAGAAACACAGTTAATAAATATTTCATTTATTACAACTGGTGCAATAACTTCAGACATTTAATACATTTAAAATACTTCGCATTTTATTTTTATGGCAGAAAAGAAAACTCTTGATCTTTTAAAGAACGCTTTTGACCTTAGTAAAAGACGCAGATTTGATGTTAAAGATGATGAGGGTAATGTTGTAGTCAGTTTGTATTTTAAAGCTATCACAAGGGCAGACAGGGCAAGGGCAACACAAAGGGCTGGTAGTGACGACCCACTAATTGTTTCTACTCATATGCTTTGTCAGTTAGCAGAGAATGAAGATGGTACAAAAGCTTTTCACCCAGCAGATTTTGCTAATTTGCAAAATGAATTACCAGAAAATGTATTGAATGAAATCGAATTATTTTTATTTGGTGTAAATCAAAACGCAAATATTGAAAACACAAAGGAATCTTAAGGGGGGATAACTGGCTAAACTTTGAGTTTTTCCTTGCAACAGAATTA